GCATAGGGCGTCAGGCAACTCCTAAGTTTGCGATCTTGGGCCATGGGGGTGCCGCTGATGGCATCCAAGCAGCGCTATGCGGAGAACATCGCGAATGCCGTGGCCATTCTGGACGCGCTCAAACTGGGTCGGGGTTGCGTCGACTGCGGTTATCGCCGGAGCCCGGCCGCACTGCACTTCGACCACATTGATCCATCCACGAAGCGATCGGACCTCGGTTGGTACGAGGACAGGTCGAAATTGCAGAACGCCACGCGGCTGCGGCGGTATCTAGATCACGTTGAGCGGTACTGCGTCGTTCGGTGTGCCAACTGTCATGCCGAGCGGGGTGTGCGTGAGCGGCACTGGCTAATTCGGCGGGGCAGATTGCCCGATCGAGACCCGACCCTCTTCTGAGGAGGTAGCGGTGGGCACTCGCGGCCCCGTGCCAAAGCGCACCTCTCAGAGGCTCGGTCACGTCACGAAGGCGGAGAAGGCGGCAGCCACACCGGTCAAGGTGGTTGGCGTCGTCGAGGTCCCGCCGGCGGACGAATCCTGGCATGATCTCGCCAAGGATTGGTACCAGTCACTGTCCGATTCGGCCCAGGCGCAGCTGATGGAGCCCTCCGACTGGGCTGCGGCGCGCTTGGTCGCGGCTGAGATGACCCGGATGCTGGCTGAGCCGCCGAATGCGGCACTGCTGGGCAAGATCTGGTCGGCGATGGGCGAGCTGATGACGACCGAGGGTGCCCGCCGGCGGCTGAAGGTCGAGGTGGAGCGCCGACGGCTCGCCGCGGCGCCCGCGCCGGTGGCGAAGATGGATGACTACCGCGATCTCTGACGCCGAGATTCTTCCCGGCTACTTCCTTGATCCCTGGTTCGGTACGCAGGCTTGGTGCACGCTGCCCTGGCCCGCCGAGCAGGCGGCGAAGAACGAGCTCATCGCCGCGTCGATCGGGCCGCAGGTTATCGACTGGGCCGAGGGCCGCCGTGAGGACGAGGACGGCCCAGGGCTGATCCACTACCTGACCGGCGAGCCGTGGCGGTTCACGCCCGGGCAGAAGCGGTTCCTGATCCTCTGGTACGCGTTCGACCCGCTCACGGGCCGGTGGGTGTACCGGTCGGGGCTGAAGCGGGGCGCGAAGGGCACCGGTAAGGACCCGTTCGCCGGCGCCTGGCTCGACGGGGAGCTGATCGGCCCGACGCACCTCGTGCACCGTGACGGACGCTGGGTGGGCGAGCGCCACCGGCTGCCGTTGGTGCAGGTGGCCGCGAACTCGGAGGCTCAGGCCAAGGATGTGCTGCGCGTGGCGAATGCGCTGTTGCCGCGGCGCACGCGGGAGTACTTCGGCATCGACTGCGGCGAGACCCGCACGATTGTCGACGGCGGCGGCCGGCACGAGATCCTCACCGCGTCGGAGAAGACGTCCGAGGGCGACCCGGCGACGGCGATCGCACTGAACGAGTCGCATCACATGACTGAGTCGTCCGGCGGGCACCGTACGGCCGAGGTGGCGCGGCGCAACGTCGGCAAGAGCCCACGCGAACTGCAGGCCAGGCTGTGCGAGTTCACCAACGCCCACACGCCCGGGTCCGATTCGGTCGCTGAGCGGACGTATGAGGCGTGGCAGGCGCAGGTCTCCGGCCGGACCCGGCGGGTCGACATCCTGTACGACTCGATCGAGGCCCCACCGCAGCTGGACATCTACACCGAGGACGGCCTGGCGGAGTTCCTCCGCGCCGCCTACGCGGATGCGCCGTGGGCCGACCTGGAGCGGCTGGCCGGCGAGGTGCTCGACCCGCGCACGAGTGTGGCGGACACGATCCGGTTCTACGGCAACGGCCTCGCCGCCCGAGAGGACGCCTGGGTCGACCCGCGACGGTTCGACGACCTCTCCCGGCCCGACCTGATCGTGACCGACAACGACCCGATCGCCATGTTCCTGGACTGCTCCAAGTCGACTGACGCGACCGGGCTGGTCGGATGTCGGCTGGACGACGGGCATGTGTTCACGCTCGGCATGTGGCAGCGGCCCCGCGGCGACCGCGGCAAAGGTTGGCTGGCGCCACGTAACGAGGTCGACGCTTCGGTCCGTTTGGCGTTCGACCGGTACCGGGTGACGTGGTTCGGCGTGGATCCCTCGCCGGCGCGGGACGACTCGGACGAGTCGCTGTACTGGATGAACCTCGTCAACCAGTGGCACCGCGACTTCCGCGACACCGTCCTCGTCTGGGCGACGCCGGGTGTACAGACCGGCAACGCGGTGCTGTTCGACATGCGGCTCTCGTCGCGTGGCGGCAACGACCGCAACCGGTTCTTCACCGAGGCGGCCGAGCAGACCGCCAAGGACATCGACGAGGACGGAGCGTTGTCGCACGACGGCGACGCTGCCCTGCGACTGCACGTCCACAACGCGCGGGCGCGGAAGAACCAGTGGGGCACGAGCCTCGGCAAGGTGACCCGCGACTCTGACAAGCTCGTCGACCTCGCGGTGTGCATGGTCGGCGCCCGCATGGGGCGACGGATCGTACTGAACAGCGGCGCTCTCGAGGCCGCAACGAAACCAACAGGAAAACGTCCGGGTCTAGTCGTGGGGTGGTGACGCGATGCCCCTCTCAGCTGCCCAGATCAGGGAGGCGCTCGGGGCACTGCGTGAGGCTCGCGCCAGCGAGCAGCCGCGGCTGAAGCGTATCGACGCCGTGCTAGCGGACAGCCTCTACGGCCAGGCCGCCGGCGTGTATGTGCCGCGGCGCGCAACCCGCGAGTACCGGATGCTCGTCGAGCAGTCCCGGTTTAACGTGCTCGACCTCGTGGTCACGTCGGTGGCACAGAACCTGTTCGCCGACGGCTTTCGCCCTACCGGCCCGAATGGCCGGGCGCCGTCAGCCGAAAACGCGAAGATCTGGAATGCGGTGTGGCAGCCAAACAGGATGGATGCCCGCCAGTCGGCGCTGTACCGGTCTGCGATCGCCCACGGCGTGTCGTACGCCCTCGTACTGCCGGGTGACCCGGTCCCTGTGATCACGCCGATGTCGGCGTGCCGGATGACCGCGTTGTACGTGGATCCGACAAACGACGAGTGGCCCGAGTTGGCCATGGAAGTCATGCACGAGCGTCGCTACGGCCAAGAGAAGACGATTCTGGCCAGGATCTTTGACGACGAGGCGATCTATACGGTCAAAGCGAGCGACTCCCCCGACGTTGAGCCGCAGATCGTATCGGTCGAAGAGCATGACCTAACCGTGGTTCCGGTGGTGCGGTTCCGTGACCGCTACGACCTAGGTGTGCCGCGCGGCAAGGTCGAGCCCCTGATGTGGCTGCAGCAGCAGGTCAACCAGATCACCTTCAGCCTTGCTATGGCTCTGCAGTACGCGGCGTTTCGCCAGCGATACGTGACGGGCATGGAGACCCGGGTCGACGCGAACAACAACCCGCTGCCGCCGCTGTTCAACGTCGCCGTCGATCAGATCCTCGCCGGCACGTCGCCGGATATGAAGTTTGGCGAGTTCTCCCAGACCGAGGTCGGCGGCTACCTCGAGTCGCGGGACAAGGTACTGCTGCACATGGCGAGCGTGGCGCAGGTCCCACCACAGAGCATGGTGATCGGGTCGGGCATCTCCAACGTCCCAGCTGAGGCGCTCGAGCTGCTGGCAGCCGGGCACAAGCAGGACATCGCCGAGCACAAGACGAGCTTCGGTGAATCGATCGAGCAGATGATGCGCTTGTGCGGCAAGGCGATGGAAGACGAGAAAACCTGGGAGGACATGTCCGCTCAGGTGGTGTGGCGGGATACGAGCCTGCACTCGCCTGGCGCCATCGTCGACGCCCTTGGTAAGGGCGCGCAGATGCTGAACATTCCCCCGCAGGTCCTGTGGGAAGAGTGGCCCGACATGACCGACCAGAAGCTGGCCCGCTGGAAGGCGGCGGCCGAGGAGATGGACGGCATGCGCGACGCTGCCACCACCCCGCCACCGGAGCCCGAGGACCTGATCGAGGGGGCGCGTGGTGACGTCTCCGCTGGCTCAGCCCGGGCCGCCCGCACGCCGCAGCCCGCCCGCACGTAGGTCACCGCCGGCACGCCGGTCGTGGCCCGCCGAGGGTGGGCCAGGCGGTACCGCGGACCGGCTGTCGCGCCAGCACCAGAAGAACGTCGCCACCGTTGCCGGCGGTGTCGTGTCGATCGTCGCTTCGGCTGCGCTCGGCGCTGATCCGGCCGCGATCGCAACCTGGTACTGGGGTGTTGTCGACGGCCTGATCTCCCGGATCCAAGCCGGCTACGCCATCAACCGCAACAGCGCCATGCAGTACCTGACCCGCCATGGCGCCCTGCACGGCGCACAGGTGCAGCCCGTGCCCGGGTCGCTGGATGTGGCGCGGCTGCGCAAGCGGCTGGAGATCACCGGCCCGATCGGTTTCAAGTCCGCCATCGCCGGCGGGCAGGACACCGACGAGGCGCTGCGGCACATGGCGACGAATATGTCCGGTGTCGCCGACGAGGCGGTACGTAACGGCGACCGCGACGTCATCACCCGCACTGCCACGTCAGGCCGTGGTGTGGTCGGTTGGCGCCGGCGGCTGTCCGGCCGGGCGTGCGGATTCTGCTCCATGCTCGCCTCTCGCGGTGCGGTGTATGTGAACCGTGCGTCGGCGACGGTGGCGAAGGACGGGATGGCCTTCCACCCGCACTGCCACTGCTGGGCTGAGCCGCTCTACCGGGAGCAGCGCGAGCCCGCCGAGGTGCAGCGGCTGCAGGCGCAGTGGCGGCGGATCACCGCCGGCCACAGCGGCAAGGACGCGCAGCGGGCTTGGATGCGGCACTGGGACCGCGCGACACCGCGAGCACGGCAGAGCATGGGCCTCCCTGCCCGGCCGGGCGGAACTGCCAGAAGCCCGGGTGCGCAGGCGCAGGTGCGGCCGATCCTGCTCGAGGCGAAGTCGCCCGAGGCCGTGTCGAGGGTGCTGGCGGCCGAGTATCGCCGCATCACCGGCCACGACGTTCGCGTGGACCTGCGCGGTTCGGTCGACACTGCTCGCGAGCACGCCGAGGGTGTGCTGCGGGTCATCGATCGGTACCCGGATATCCAGCTGGACGAGATCGCCACCGGCCGGCTGCTCATGTCGTACGCCGAGCTCGACGGCCGCCGGCTGATCTTCTCCGAGCGGTACTCCTCTGTGGAGCGCCGCCAGCGGTACCTATCCGAACTGGCCGGCGACTCCGACGCGCACTGGCATCCGTTCGACAACCCGGCTGGCATGGCCGTGCACGAGATGGGCCACGCCCTGGACGTGCTGCGGTTGCAGCGCTCCGCCCGGGCACAGATCGACGAGCTGGTGCAGTCGCATGGTGGCGTCGCGGGCGCGAAGCGCATCTCCGGTTACGCCGAGACGAACACCGATGAGTTCATCGCCGAAGCGTTCGCCGACGCGATGATGAACGGCTCCCGCGCCACTCCGCTGTCGCGGGCTGTGCTGGACGTGCTGGACGCCGAGTACGCCCGAGCGGTACCGGGATCCGGTGCTGGTGGGGTGCTGCGCGCGGTGCCGTCGCCGGAAATCCAACTTTTCCCGAGCCGCTGGGGTAAGGGCACTGTCGTCGTCGCGAGGTACGCCGACGGGACTACGGCGCGGATCGCCGACGACATTCCGGATGCGGCGGTTCGGCGGCTCCAGGCTGATCTCGACGCGGCGCCGAACCGGGCCGCGAGGGTCAAGGAGATCCGGGCCGAGTTTGAGGCGTTCGCAGCGCGGCGGTTTGCCCGCAGCGAGGCGATCGACCGTTTGGCTCGGGAGAACGACATCCCGAACTGGGCGGCGCTGACCGGGGCGCAGCGGGAGTCGGCGCTGAAGCGTCGCGGGATCGCCGTGCCGGAACCGATTCCGGCACCGTTCACAGTCGCTCCCCGGAAGGCCGCGAAGAAGGCCGCTGCTCCGGTCGCCGATCGCTACCCGCTCGCTCCCGGCCACCGTGGCGCGACAGCGGCAGCCCGTCAGCGCCAGCGTGAAGAGGTGCTGACGCTCACCCGAGACGCGCCTGGCGGCGCACGGAACTGGCAGGGCACTTCACGCGAGCATGCCGAGGCGCTGGAGAGTCTGGGTTACCTCCAGCGCACATCGAGCGGCACTTTCACGCTGACAGACAGGGGCCGGGGCTACTTCGCCCAAACGCCGGCCGCACCCCCCGCTACCCCCGTTCCGTCCACTGTGGCTCGTGCCCGGATCACCCGGGCGACGAAGTCCCGCACCGAGAAGGCAGCCGGCTACCCGGAACGCGCCCCGGTGCCGACGGCGAAAGCTCCGTGGACGGCAAGGTATCCGGACTACGACCCGCCGGACTACACCGCGCGGGTGGTGCTCGACCAGGACCGCACCATCCGCCCCGGCGGCTGGGCCGATCCGCCCGACCCGCGTGCCGTGGGTAGGGAGTTCACGTCCTTTGAGGGCCCCGTGGTGCTCGACGAGCTGGGCCGGCCGATGAACCCGTTCGGCCGTACCGGCATCCAGGGCCGGGGGCTGTTGGGGAAGTGGGGCCAGAACCCGGCCGCCGATCCGATCATCACCCGCTACAACCCGGACACCGGGAAGTTGGAGATGGCCGTCATCCGCCGTGGCGACACGGACGAGTGGGCCATCCCCGGCGGCATGGTCGACGACGGCGAGCAGGCACTCTCGGCGGCGGCGCGGGAGTTCCTGGAGGAGACCGGCGCCGACCTGGACATGTCCGGTGCCCGGCAGGTGTACCGGGGCTACGTCGACGACCCGCGCAACACGGACAACGCGTGGATGGAAACGACGGTCATGCACCGTCACCTGTCGCCGGAAGAAGCGGCGCGGGTCCGGTTCGGCGACGCCGGGTGTCGACGGGTGAGATCCGCGCGGTGCGGTGGGAGCCGGTCACGCCCGAGTTCGTGGGCCGTATGTACGCGTCGCACGGGACGTTCGTGCGTGAGGCGTTGAAGGGCATGCCCCGCCGGCAGGCTGTTGCACCGGTGAAGGCAGCGAAGGCCGCTCCCGCCAAGAAGGCAGTGCCACGGAAAGCAGCAGCGGCATCGGATGTGCGGTCGCCGTTGCGCGCCTCGGATGAGACGGCGCTGGAGCGGGCGGCACCCGCGTCGTATGTCTCCCGCCGGACTCCCTCTATCGACATCAGCGACGAGGAGCGAGCCGCGCTTCGTCAGTACCGAAGCGTTAGCTCTGCGCCGGAGGAGATCCAAGCAGCCCTCCGTGCCGGCGACCTCCCTGAGGAGTACAGGGAGACGGTCGCCGCGATTGACGCCGTGATGGCCCGGTCCAGGCTCACCGAGGGTGTCGTCGCGGATCGCGGAATCTTCGACTTGGACCAGATTTTCCCCGGCCGATTCGGAGACGACCTCGTCGGTGCCGAGTGGATCGATCGTGGCTACCTGTCGACGACCATCAGTGAGTCCGAGGCCGCCAGCTTCGCGTTCGGCGGCCCGCGCCAAGCGGTTCTCCGTATACATGCACCGGCCGGAACGCCGGGCGTCCAACTGTCCAGTTCCAAGTACGAGGCTGAACTGCTGCTCGGCCGTGGCCTGCGGTTGCGAGTCATCGGTGATCGCGGACTGAACGCAAATGGCGCCCGCCTTCTCGACGTAGAGATCATCCCCACCTCTCCCACCAAGGCCACCAAGGCAGCGAAGGCCGCTCCCGCCAAGAAGGCCACACCTCGCAAGGCTGCTACTCCTCCCGCACCTCAGCGCATGTCTCTGGCTGCGCTGAGGACGGAACTGGACCGTGCCGGCGTCACCGTCCCACCCCGGACACCGAAAGCCACACTGGTGGACGAGGTGACCGCGCTACGTGGTGGGGCGACACCAGCACAGGTGACAGCGAGGCTGAACCCGCCAGAGCCGATGCGGATCGACCGGACACTCAGCCCAGCCGAAGTCCTGGAACAGGAACGCCGAGCCCGCACGACCGCGCTCGCCGCACCGCCGGTGAAGCTGCAGGACCTCCCGCAGCGAGGCGCTGGCGGGGCGGCGCTGCGGTACTACCAGCGCCACGGCGACGCGCACATGCTCGGCCTCATGCGCCGAGGCCGCGTCGGCGCCCCACCCGGCGCTCGCGGTGCACTGCCGAGCGTCGAAGAGGTGCAGGCTTCGATCGACCAGATCCGCCGGCTCATGGACCAGTCGGTCCTGACCGAGGGCATCACGGTGTTCCGCGGCATGGCGTCCGTGTCCCGCCTCGGCCGTGGGGCGAGCGAGCCGGGCAGCCTCGTCGGCAGGACGTTCCGCGACAAGGGGTTCGTCTCCACCTCCGCTGATCGGCGCATCGCCATGGACTTCATGTCCGGCGAAGGCATGGCCAGCGACGGTGTGCTGATGGAGGTCCGCGTCCCAGCCGGCACGCGGGCCATCCAGGTCAGCAGCGACACCTTCACTGGCAAGGCACCCACAGCCACGTCGGAGCGGGAGATCCTGCTACAGGACGGGCTGCGGTTCCGTGTCGTCTCCGACGAGATGGTCACCGACGTCTACCCTTGGCGCGGCGAAGCCACCACAGGCGAGCCGTACCGCCACATCGTGGTCGAGGTGATCCCATGACCGAGCCCGACCGTACGGACACGTTCGTCTGGGAAATCGAGGACGTGGAGTGGGAGGACGACGAATGACCGTCGGACCCCGCAGCCAGTGCAACGCCTGCCGCCACCTGAAGCCGAAGGCGAACCTGGACGACCCGTTCACCTGTACCGCCTTCCCCGAAGGCATCCCTGACGCGGTGTACGGCAACGAACTCGACCACCGCCAGCCGATCGCCGGTGACGGTGGTGTGAGGTTTGCCGCGAAGCCGGGAGACCAGTTCCCGGCCTACGCGTTCGAATAGACGTCCAGCACGAGCTGGATCTGAGCCCGTCTCGATTAGGCGGGCTTTTTCATGCCCCGCAGCCGTAACGGCGGGGGCTTAACCGCGCCTCGCAGCCGCAATGGCGGAGGCCCGATCCCGCAGCCGCAACGGCGGGGATGGGAAGTCACGAATGTCTGACGAAGAAGAGTACGACGAGGCCGACGACACCAGCGAGTGGCAGGCCGAGGCCGGTAAGTGGAAGCAGAAGGCCAGCGAAGCCGAGCGGGCTGCCGCCGAGAACGCTGGCGCTGCCGCACGTTTGGCCGAGCTCGAGAAGGCCACAAGCGGCCAGGCGGACGAGCACGCCGAGGCGTTGAAGGCGGCCAAGGCCGAGGCCGACGAGGCAGCCAGGGCCGCCGAGGAGCGCGGTGACAAGACGGCCGCCGAATGGCGGGCCGAGGCGGAGAAGTGGAAGCAGCTGTCTCAGAAGAACGAGCAGCTGGCCAAGCAGAACCTCGCCGCAGCGCGGCGACTCGAGAAGCTCGATGCCGAAGGCGCCACGGCCACCGAGAAGGCGGCCAAGGTCAAAGCGGCGGCGGAAGCCCAGACGGCGGAGACCAAGGCCGACCTTGAAGCGAAGGCCACCCAGGCAGAGTTGAAGGCGGCCCGGCTCGCGGTCGCCCAGGAACTCGGCGTCCCCACTGCACTGATCGATCTGCTTTCCGGTGCGTCGAAGCGGGAGATCGAGCAGTCGGCGGACAAGCTGCTCCGCGAACTGGCCGCCAACAAGCAGCCCGAGCCGGAGACGGTCCAGGCGGCCGAAGTGCAGCAGAAAGCCAAGGAGGACGGCGAGCTCGCAGAGGCCCGCAAGCTTCTGGTCGAGGCGGAGATCAAAGCTCTACGCCTCGAGGTCGCTACCGACAAGAAACTCCCATCGGGCCTGGCTGAACTGCTGAACGCCCGCACCCGCGAAGAGCTGGAGCGTCAGGCCGACGCGCTTGTCACCGCGATCGGTGGAGTCAAGTCCGCTGAAAGGCCAACTCGCGGGCGCATGCCCACTGAGCGGTTGCGTTCCGGCGCGCTGCCTGAGGGCGCCGGCGACTCTGACATCGATCCCGGCAAGCTCGCCGATTCGATCCTGGGCCGGAATCGCGGCTATTAGACAACCACGGCAAGAAACCGCCGTGGTCAACCAAGAAAGAAGGGTTAACCGACCATGGCGTTCTTGACCGCCAAGGGGATCGCCCGGACGGGCATCGCCCTACTCACCCGCACCCTGGTGCTTCCGATGACTGTCACCCGCCTTCCGGGTGAGGACTTCGCCGGTAGCAACGGGGACACCATCACCGTTCGCGTGCCGCAGCCCGGCACCGCCCGGACCCAGTCGTCCGCCGGTACGCAGATCGACTACGACACGATCTCGGAGACTCCGGTCGACGTGACGCTGGAGCACCTGTACCACGCCACCAAGGTCACCGACGAGTCGATGTCGTTGGAGCTCGAGAACTTCGCTGAGCAGGTCACCCGGATCCAGGCCGCAGCGGTCGCGACCCGGGCCGAGGACCAGCTTGCCGGGGTGATGAACACCCTTGCGATGGACCTGTCGATTGCGTCCGGCGGCACCGACGTCGAGAGCATCGTGCTCGAGGCCCGCGAGATGCTCGGCGAGGCTGACGTGCCCAGCGGCGATCGCTACCTTGCCGTATCGCCCTCGGTGGCGACGTTCCTGCTGAAGCTGGACAAGCTCAGCCGAGTCGACGCGTCTGGCACGTCCACGGGGCTGCGCGACGCCATCATCGGGAAGTTCTACGGCTTCATCTGCGTGGAGTCGAACGGCCTCACGGCCGGCACTGCGGTGGCTTACCACTCGTCAGGGTTCGTGTTCGCGAACCGGACCCCGGTGACGCCGCGAGGCGCGGCTGACTCGGCGACCGCCACCGAGGGCGGCGTCGGCATGCGGCAGATCTTCCAGTACGCGCCGGACTTCCTGTCGGACGCTTCGGTCGTCTCGACCTTCGCCGGTGCCGCGCTCGTCGATGCTGACCGCGTCGTGAAGATCACCACAGGTGGCGCGTCGAGCTGACGCACCCCCAACACCCAATCCCGCGCAACGGAATGGAGGAGGGCCATGGCTCTCACCTACAGGAACACCATCAGGAAGCACGTCGTCACGGTGGCTGAACCGGCGGACATCCTGGCAGCGGCAGAGGTTGAGGCCGAGCGCCTCAACCGTCTGGGCACAAAGGACGGCCGCCTCGACGCTGAGCGGCTTATGGCCAAGGCTCAGTCCCAGGCACGCCACATGCGGCAGACGTTGACCAAGATGGACCAGTCCCGCAGGTGGGAGCGGTACGCACCGCCTCCCGTTGTGCCGGCCTCGCCGCCGCCCTCCGAGGCCCTGGTCCCGGAGGCTCCGGCGGCGAAGGCGACCAAGGCCGCCCCCGTCAAGGCGGCGGCCAAGGCCGACCCGGAGATCGAGGCAGCGTAGGTGCGCGTCCTGGCGATGACGCACGCCTACCTGCCAGGCCATTGCGCGGGCGCGGAGACGATGCTGCACGGCATGCTCCGCGCCCTCGTGGTCGCCGGTCATCAGGTGGACATGACCCTGTCCGTGCAGACCGGGGAGCCGTACGAGATCGACGGCATCCAGGTCCACCCGCGGCAGGGCAAGAAGGTGTCGCTCGACCTGCTCATGGCCGCGGACGTAGTAGTCGCCCATCTGGCGAACACGCCGCCGGCGGCGGCGCTGGGGAAGTGGAACGGCAAGCCGGTCGTCATCATCAGCCACAACAACTTCCGCGCCAACTACAAGGCGACCCTGGCACCGCAGGGCCACGTCTCGCTGATGGTGGTCAACTCGGAGTGGATGGCCGACGACCTACGCGAGTGGATCGCCCGGCAGAAGCCGCGGCGGATCGGGCCCGTGCCGCAGATCATCATTCACCGACCCGTTGTGAATCCGGCCGAGCACGCCACGGCCCCGGGTGACCGGGTGACGCTGGTCAACATCAGTAAGGACTTCGACGCCCCGGACGGCCACGTGACGGGCAAGGGCGGCGAGTTGTTCCGGCTCCTCGCCGAGCAGATGCCGGGCACGCCATTCCTCGGGGTGACCGGAAGCTATGGGCCACAGCAGGACATGACGGGTCTGCCCAATGCGGAGGTCCTGCCGCACCTACCGAACAGCCAGATGCGCGACCGGGTGTGGGCGCGCACGCGGGTGCTGCTGATGCCCAGCTCGTACGAGTCGTGGGGGCGTGTCGCGTCCGAGGCGCTGTGTTCCGGAATCCCGGTGATCGCCAACCCCACCCCCGGCCTGATCGAGAACCTCGGCGACGCGGGCATCTTCATCGACCGCAACGACACGGACGCCTGGGCCGCGGCGATCCGCGACCTCGCCGACCCGGCCGTGTACGAGGCGGCCCGCGCCCGTGCGCTGGCCCGCGCTACGGAGCAGCAGCGTCTACACCTCGAGGACGACGAGAGGTGGTGCGCCAGTGTCGAAGCCCTCGGTGGCCGTCGTCATTCCATGGCGGACCTCGCGCACGCATAAATCGCGCCGGCTCGAGCTGTGCCGCACCGCCCTGCGTGAAGCCCTGCCCGACGCCGAGATTTCGGCCTTCGACTCCGGACATCAGCCGTTCAACCGCGCCGCATCTCGAAATGCGGGCGTGGCGAACAGCCACGGCGGCGCGGACATCTTGGTCGTCTGCGACGGGGACGCGATCGCCGAACCGGAGCCGCTGCGCGACGCGATCGCCGCAGCTGGTGACGGGAAGCTGCACCTGCCGTACACCGCCGCCGTGCTGTTGTCGCAGCCCGGCACCGACGCTGTTCACGCCGGCACCGACCCGGCCCAGGCCGACGTCTGGCACGCCAACCCGAACAGCGTCGGCGGGTGCGTGGTCATCACGTACGAGTCATGGCGTGCAGTGGGCGGCTGGGACGAGCGATTCACCAATTGGGGCTTCGAGGACACCGCCTTCTGGGCCGCCATGGACACCATGTTCGGGATGGTCCGCCACGACGGCGCTCTGTTTGATCTGTGGCACATCGACAAGCGCGGCATCGGCTCGCCGCAATGGCAGGCGGGCATGGCCCTTTGCGACCGTTACACCGATGCGCGAGGTGACCAGCAGGCCATGCGGGCACTGATCGAGGAGCGGCTATGCGCGTCGGCGTGACCGGTGGAGCGGGGTTCATCGGCGGCCACGTCATCGACGTGCTCTACGAGCGCGGACACGAGGCGGTCGTCTTCGATCACCGCGGCCGGCCCGGCCCACGTGTCGCTGACGGGTTCGTGCCTGAGCGGATGCTCGGCGATACCCGCGACGAAGTCTCGGTGACCGAACTCGCCGCCCACGTCGACGGGATCATCCACCTCGCCTCCGTCCTCGGCACCCAAGAGACCGTGTTCAACCCTCGGCCCGCCGTGATGACGAACGTCATCTCCGGCATGAACGTCTTCGAGGCCGGCGTCCAGTACGACCTGCCGGTGGTCAACATCGCGGTCGGGAACGCCGGCTTCTCCAACCCCTACTCGGCCAGTAAGACGTGCGTCGAAACGCTCGGGCACATGTACGTCCGCGACCGCGGGCTGCGGCTCAATCAGGTCCGCCTGGTGAATGCGTACGGTCCGCGCCAGTCGGTCGCCGCACCGTACGGCACATCGAAGGTGCGCAAGATCACGCCCGCGTTTGTGTGCCGCGCCCTGACCGGCGCCCCGGTCGAGGTCTACGGCGACGGCAAGCAGGTCTCGGACATGGTGTGGGTTCGCGACGGCGCGCTCGCCCTGGTGCTCGCGCTCGAGTCCGCGGCTGCCGGCACGGTGGTACCGCGGGTGATGGAATGCGGCCCGCTCGACCACACTGCAGTCGTCGAGGTTGCCGAGCTCGTGATCGCAGAGGCGGAGAAGCTGACCGGCCGGCGGTCGGAGATCGTGCACCTGCCGATGCGGCCGGGTGAAACACCCGGCGCGTATGTCACGTGCGACCCGGAAACACTGGGCCCGATCGGCATGGACCCGGCCGACCTGAAGCCACTCGCCGAGGGCATCGCCGAGACGGTGCTGTGGTACGCGCGGAACTGGCTGCCACGGTGGCGCGCCGAGACGCCACAACCCTGGTGCGTCGAGCAGCGCCGCGGCGACTGCGGCTGGTGCAGCCCGGCATGCAGGGACTTGGCGTGAGCATCGCGATCGTCACCGGCGCCGGCGGGCTGATCGGCGCCGAGACCGTACGCCACTTCGCGGGCCTCGGCCTTGATGTGGTCGGTGTCGACAACGACATGCGCGGCCAGCTGTTCGGCCCGGACGGGTCGGTCGCTGGCAGCGTCGCCGTGCTGCGGGGCCTCGACCGGTACGTGCACTATGACGCGGACGTCCGCGACCACGGGCGCCTATCGTCGATCCTCGCCATGACCGGCCGTGACACGTCGCTTGTGGTGCACTGCGCGGCCCAGCCGGCGCACGACTCGCCGGACCCGCTGGTCGACTGGGACGTGAACGCCACCGGCACCGTCAACGTCCTCGACGCCGTCCGCCGACACGCACCCGACGCCGTGGTGGTCGTGCTGTCGACGATCAAGGTCTACGGCCAGCAGCCCAACGAGCTCCACCTGCTCGATAACCGCACCCGCTACGAGGTGGTCACCCGGACGGCCTACTACGACGGCATCGACGAGACCATGTCGGTCGACGGGTCGGCCCGGTCTGTGTTCGGCGCGTCCAAACTGGCGGCCGATCTGATGGCGCAGGAGTACGGGCAGACCCTCGGTCTGCGCACGGTCGTGCTCCGGCCCGGCTGCCTTACCGGCTCCGCCCACGCCGCCGTCGAGGCGCACGGGTTCCTCGGGCACCTCGTCCGCTGTGTAGCCACCGGCCGGCCGTACCGGATACAGGGCAACGGCAAACAGGTCCGCGACCAGGTCCACGCCGCCGACGTCGTGTCCGCGATCGAGCAGATTTGGCGGGATCCGCCGGAGGCGGGCGAGGTGTTCAACCTGGGCGGCGGACGCGGTACCGAACTGTCAGTGCTCGAGGCCGTCGCCCTTGCCGAGGAAGTGACCGGCCTAGCCGCGAAGGTTGAGCACGTTGAACCACGCCACGGCGATCACCGCTGGTGGGTCACCGACACCACCAAGCTGCAGCGCCGGTACCCGGCTTGGTCGCCGACCCGGACAGTACGGCAGCTGGTCGAGGAGATCGCGGACCGGTGGCTCCCATGAGCCCGACCTGGACGATCCTCGTCCCTACGCTTGGCCAGCGCCGCGAACTGTTGCAGCGGATGCTTGCCGGGCTCATGCCGCAGGTCGAGCAGGCGGCCGGCGCGGTCCGGGTGCTGGCCTACTGGAACAACGGTGAGAACAGCCTCGCCGACACCAAGCAGGCACTGCTCGACGCCACCGAAACGGATTACCTGTCCTTCGTGGATGACGACGACACCGTGTCCGATGACTACGTCTCCGCGATCCTCGATGCGCTGCGACGCGGCCCGGACTATGTGGGTCTGAAGTTGCAGGTGTACGAGAACGGCCGGCCGTTCGTCTTGTCCCATCACAGCCTCAGCCACGGCGGGTGGATCAACGAGGGCGCGCCTTATTACCGGCGTGACATCACCTGCGCAAACCCGATGCGTACCGACATCGCCCAGACGGCGAGGTTCGACGTCGTTTCCCGCGGCCAGGCCGAAGACGTCCCATGGGTCACCCAGTTGCGCGACGGCGGCCTCCTCCGCACCGAGGTGTTCATCGACCGTGTGCTCTACCACTACTGGTGGGTTCCGTCCCAGTCGGCGTGGATGGCGCCGAAGAGCCAGATCCGTCGACTCGACTCCAACGGTCAGCCGTGGCAGCCACTGGCCGTCGACTCACCCCACTTCGCTTGGCACCCGGCCAGCACCTTGACGGAGGAGTAGCTGTGGCAGACCTGCTCGTCATCGTGCCGGCCCGTACCCGGACCTGGAACATCGAGCGGATGCTGCAGGCGTGGACGGACACCGCCGCGTGGGGCGTCGCCGACCTACGGGTGGATGTCGACGCCGACGATCCGGCGCTGCCCGGCTATCAGGCGATCGTCATGCCGCCCGGCGCCCGGCTGGTGGTGCACGACTCGTGGATGCCGTGCATGCACAAACTCGAGGTCGCCGCGGCGCAGGAGGTCGGTAACTACTTCGCCCTCGGGTTCATGGGCGACGATCACGTGCCGCGCACTGTCGGCTGGGCGCAACGTTGGGTCGAGGTGCTGCACGATATGCGGACCGGCATCGTCTATGGCGACGACGCTCTGCGCGGGGAGGAACTGCCCACGCAGTGGGCGACGACGTCAGACATCGTGCGGGCGCTCGGCCGGCTGTGCCCCTCGCCGGTGGAGCACCTGTGGTCCGACACCGCGGTCTACGACCTGGGCAAGGCCGCAGACTGCATGCGCTACCTGCCCGACACGGTGATCGAGCACGCCCACTACATCAACGGCAAGGCGCCCCGGGATGCCCAGTACGAGCGGGTCAATGGGCGCGACCAGTGGGACCGGGACGAGGCCGCCTACCGGGCGTGGCAGCGCGACCAGCTGCCCGCCGACGCTGCGGTCGTGAGGGCACTAAGGGAGGCCCACGGTGACTGACCTCGCCACCATCACCGACGTGACCGACCGGTCCCCGCGGACCCTGACGGCTGGCGAGATCACGCGTGCCACGGTGCTGCTCGGCGACGCCTCCGCCGCGGTGCGCGGATACACCAAACAGACGTTCACCGCGGTTGAGGACGACGCGGTGATCCTGCGGCCCGTCGGTGCGTTCCTTGAGTTGCCACAGACTCCGGTCACCGCAGTCACCGAGGTCCGTGGGATCAGCGACGCCGGCGCGGTGCTGGATCCGCTGTCCGGGTGGACGTGGGACGGACTCGACCGCGTCGACATCGCATCGGTCGGCTTCCGGTACTTCGCCGACCCGTGGTGGCCGTGGCCAAACGGACCTGAGTCGTTCCGGGTGCTCTACGACCACGGCGATGATGTGGTGCCCGACGATGTGATCCGCGTCGTGTGCGGCATGGTGCTGCGGGTGATCTTCGCCCCGTCCGCGGTCGAGGGGATGTCATCGGAGCGGACGGGACAGTACTCCTACCAGATGTCCCAGCAGACCAACGGCGGCAGCCCGGGCATCACCGTGCGACTGTCCGAAACGGACAAGGCCGACCTGTCCCACTACCGCCCGATCGCCGGGTCCATTCAGGTACGTCTCTGATGGGCAGCATCCCCGCCTCGATGCTCATCCACACCGTGGCCCGGATCCGGCCGACTACGAGCACGGACGCCCACAACAACACGACGTACAACTACACCGTGCCGCCGGCGACGAGCACGAACCTGACAGGCCGGATGGAGCAGAACAAGGCGTCGGAGCCGCTCGCCGATGGGCGGCAGTCGTCAGAGCGAAACTGGACGCTGTTCACGAACGAGTCCGACGTCGCGGTCAGTGACCGGATCGTGTTCGGCTCGCTCACCTTCGAGGTGGAAGGCCCGCCGGCACCGATGTATGACGGCGTCGGCTTCCACCACCTCGAGGTCGCACTGCGCATCTTCGACGGCTGAGCATGGCCACCCTGATCCGCTACACGCCGAACTTCCGCGGCATCAAGAGACTCCGCAGCTCCCGCGACGTTGACCGGGAGCTGGAGCGCCGCGCCCACGAGGTGGCCAACGCGGCGCAGTCCACCTACGACGGCGACCCGCCGGAGAGCGGCCGGGTCGAGGTCGAGGTTGTGCAGTCGGCCAGCGACACCTCCGAGCCGCGTGCCCGCGTCGCGGTTATCGCCCGCCACCCAGCCGCGCTCGCCATCGAGGCGGAACGCCGCGTTCTCGGTGGATCACTCGACGCTGCGAGGTGAGATGTGGCTCTACCTGCTGCCGTGGCGTTGACGATCGCCTACCTCGATACGTTGCACACGATCCCCGTCGTGTCGAAGGTCCCCAACCCTCGCCCTGCCGCGCTCATCCAGGTCCGCCGCGTCGGCGGGACCGGCCTGCAGCCGGTGCGGGACAACCCACGGCTGGACATCTTCTCCTGGTCCGCCACCAGCGCTGAAGCCGAGACGCTCGGCGGCACAGTGAGGGCCCAGATGTTCGCTCTCGCCCGCACGACGCTGCTCGGCGGGATCCAGTGCTACCGGGTCGAAGAGGCATTGTTCCGCCAACTCGACGACGACGAGACAGGTACCTACCGCACGTGGGGCACGTACGCCCTCACCCTTCGGGCTGACGACGTTCTGCCCGCATAGACCTCCGGCACCGCGCGGCCGGCAGTTCCCCACCATCACTACCGCCGCACGGAGGCATCCATGACACTCAACTCGTCGCAGGTCGACGTCGCGATCACGGGCGAGGTGTCCGTGGCGCCCGTCGGCACAGCCGCACCCACCACCTCGACCAGTGCGCTGAACGCCGCATTCATCGGGCTCGGCTACATCAACGAGGACGGCGTGGTCATCACGCCCAACGACACGACCGAGAACATCATCGCGTGGCAGAATGCCGCGGTCGTCCGCACCGTCTACACCGAGAGCTTCTGGACCTTCCAGTTCCGGATGATCGAGAACAAGGGCGAGACGGCCGAGCTCTACTTCAAGGGCGACGTCGAGGTGGTCTCGGCCGGCCAGTGGAAGATGACGGTCGGCGCCGCTGGCCCCGACCCGCGGGCGTTCGTGCTCGACGTCGTCGACGGCACGAAGCACTACCGCTACTACCTAGCCAACGCCGAGGTCACCGAGCGCGGCGAGATCACGAACAGCAACGGCGAGGCGATCGGATACGACGTGACGATCACTGCCTACGCCGACTCCAACGGCGTCGCGTTCACCGTGTTCACGGACAACGCGGCGTGGGGCTACAGCTGATCGATATGACCCCCGCCAGCCCACGCCGCGCGGACGTGGGCTGGCGGGCCTAACTGCTCTCCGCGCATCGAGAGGAATCCGCGCATGTCTGAACCATTCGACCTCGATGCCGTCGTCGCCGACGGCGAAGGCGAGCCGTTCCGCTTCACCTGGGGCGGCAAGGAGTTCTCCCTGCCGCCGTTGATCGGCCTGCCGATCGACCGCCAGATCACCATCGTCGAGGTCATCGAGAAGCTCGACGGTAAGGCCGAAGACGTCACCGCGATCCTGAACGCGCTGACTCTCGTCGTCGGCCAGGAGATGCTCGGCGAACTCAGCGCCGCCCGGCCACTGTCGACCGTTGGCGTGGTGCGCCTGCTCGGCGCCTGGATGGCACACCAGCGGCCGGGAAAATCGCGGGCGTCGTCGGCCTCCTCCGTCGGCACGGCGAAGCCATCGAAGCCGACCTCGCGCTCCACGCGGGCCCGCAGGACCAGCTAGCCCAGCTTCTCCTTAGCGCAGCGTGGCGAAGGCTTGGCGTGCTGATCGGCGCGCTCGCGAAGACGCCCGGCACGCTGCTGCACCGCAAGCTGGCCGGCGACGACTGGACGCTTGACCAGCACCTGCTCGCCCTCGCGGTAGACGCGATGCGGATCGCGAACTGGCAGCGGTCGAAGGACGGCAGCAAGGCCAGCAAGCGGCCCAAGCCGATCTCTCCGCTGGCACAGCAGAAAAAGCCGATGCAGCGCGGCGACACCGGCGGCCAGAGCCGCGCGGCGGTCGTCGCGATCCTGCGCGGGTACCGAACCGGAGCCTATGAAGCTGGGGGGTGACCCGTGGCCGAAGAGGTGGGGCAGGCGTATGTCTCGATCCTCCCTTCACTGAAGGGTTTCTCCTCCCGGCTCCGGTCGGAACTGCGGGGTGAACTGCGGGCCGTTGACGGGCCGGTGGCCGACGCGGGCCGCCGGGCCGGCGGCGGGTTCGGCGACAATCTGCGCGAAGGCATCCGCAGCCGCCTCGCCGGTATCGGCACACTGCTCAAGACCGGCCTGGTCGTCGGCATCGCCGCGGTCTCCGCCGGACTGGTCGGCCTGACCACCTTCGGTTTGCGCTCCGCCGCGGCGCTCGAGCAGACCCAGATCGGCATCGAAGCCTTGACCGGCTCGGCCGAGGTGGCGAAGGAGTTCCTCGGCGAGCTGCAGCAGTTTGCGGCCACCACACCCTTCGAGTTCTCCGGCGTCGCCGACGCGTCCCGCCGCATCCTCGCCTTCGGCAACGCCGTCGGCATCACCCGCGAAGAGGTCATCCCCACCCTTTCGGTGATCGGCGATCTCGTCTCCGTCCTCGGTGGCACGCAGGAGAACATCGACTCGGTTGTCCGGGCGCTGGGGCAGATCAGCTCCAAGGGCAAGGTCTCGCAGGAAGAGCTGCTGCAACTCGCCGAGGCACTGCCGGGCTTCAACGCCAACGCGGCGATCGCTGCCTCGCTGGGCCTGTCGGTCGGCGAGTCGATGGAGGCCATCACCCGCGGCGAGGTCGGCGCCACCGAAGGCATCAACGCCCTGCTGGCGGGAATGGCACAGTTCCCCGGCGCCGCCGGCGCGATGGAGAAGCAGTCCCAGACCCTGCTGGGCGTCTTCTCCACCTTCAAGGACACGTTGGCGATCTCGCTGACCAACGCGTTCCAGCCGGTGATCCCGGAGATCAAGGAAGCGCTGACAGCACTGACCCCGCTGCTCGGTGGGGCGATCGACGCCCTCGCCCCAGCGCTCGGCGGGTTGCTGTCCTCGCTGCTGCCGCTCGTCGGGCAGATCGTGCAGGCCGTCGGCCCGGTGATCCAGCCCTTCCTGGACGCGATCGCGCAGACCATCCCGATCCTGTCGCCGGCCATCCAGGCATTGGGGCGGGCGTTCGGCACCGTCGCGGAAGCGCTGGCGCCATTGCTGCCCGTGCTCGGCGAGGTGGTGGCAGAACTCGCTCTGGCGCTGGCGCCGGTGATCGAGGCTCTCGCTCCGCAGTTCGCTCAACTGGTCGGCCCGATCGGCGACATCCTGCTCGCTCTCGTGCCGCTGCTGCCGCCGCTGTCCGAGCTGATCGTGTTGCTGTTCCAGGCCCAGGCGCCGCTGATCGAACTGATCGCGCTCGGTGTGGCGTTCCTCGCCAACGAAGCCCTCGTGCCGCTGGTCGAAGGTCTGGCTGCGGCAGTCGGCGAGCTGGTGAAGTGGGCCCGCCCGATCGTGGCGTTCTCCGACTCCACGGAGGAGATGGGCGCCAACCTCGCGGCCATCGGCGACATGGTCGGCGGGAAACTCGCCGAGCTCGGGAACTGGTTCCAGGAGCTACCCGGCAAGATCGGCGACTTCCTGTCCGGCTTGCCCGCGAAACTCGCCGAGCTTGGGCGCGAAGCACTCAACGATCTCGCGTTCGCTGTCGGCGTCGGGATCGGCCGGCTGCTCGGCATCATCCGCGATGTGCCCGGCCGCGTCATCGACGACCTCAAGGCGTTCCCGGAGCGACTGTCCACACTGTTCGGTACCGCGGTGGACGCGACGAAGACCACGGTCGCGACAAAGGTCGCCGAGCTGCTGCTGTTCCTTCGCGGGCTGCCGGGCCGGGCGGTCGACGAACTGCGGTCCCTCGGCGGTCGGCTGGTGTCCTTCGCGCTGGAGCTCGGGCCGAAGCTGTTCCAGATCGGCAAGGACATCGTCGGCGGCATCGTGGCCGGCATCAAGAGTGCCATCTCCGGCGTCGGGTCGGCGTTGATGTCCGGCCTGAACAGCGCCTTGGATGGCGTGAAGCACGGACTGGGCATCGCCTCGCCGTCCAAGGTGTACATGGAGGTTGGCGAGGACACGATCGCCGGCTACATCGCCGGAGTGGAGCAGTCGGCACGCGACGCGGCGCTGGCCACTACGGCGGCACTGGCACCCGCTGCCGCGACAAGCGCGGGGGTCGCCGCAGCGCCGCAACGGGTGGCGGTCGACACCGACGACCCGATCGTGCAGATGGTCATCAACCGCGTCCGAGACGCGATCCGCGAGCAGTTCGGTGGAGACGTCGACCTGGCCTTGGGGACAAGCTGATGGCCTTCCCCGACACCGATCTCGAGGTCATCGTTGAGGCGTTCCTCGGTGCCAACCCCAACGACGACCCGGGTACGTGGCCGGCCGCAACCGACCTGTCCTCGCGGCTGCTGGGCAGCCCGATTGGCCTGACAACGGGCCGCCGGTCGGGCACGAAGACCGCCGCGGCGGGACAGTGCACTTTCTGGCTGGACAACGACGACGGCGCGCTGACGCCGCTGTTAGCCACCTCGACGTACTACCCGGACTGGGATCTGGGTGTGCCGATGCGGCTGTCGGTGGACAACGTCGGAGCGTCGCCGCCGTATCCGCAGTTCTGCGGGTATGCCGTCGACATCGCGCCAGAGATCATTCCGACTTCCGGTGGCGGGTCCACGTCGGTGGTGAAGGTGACGCTCGGCGGGATCATGCGGCGCCTTGGTCAGGGCTCGGTGGCCAGGCCAGCACTTGAGCGCTCAATCCTGGCTGCGGATCCGTACTCGTTCTGGGCATTGAACGACGGTCCGCTGGCGGAAGCTGGCCTGCTAACCCACGGCGTAGGCGAAGCGTTCCAGTCGCTGAACTGGGGTGACGCGGTCGCTCCCGGGACCGAGGACATGGGGGAGTGGCTCGGCCCCGGGATCCTGTTGACCGACGACTCTGCCATCACCAGCGAGGTCCCACTGCCGGCCAGTCCGAGCCGGGTAACGATCGACGCGGTCTATAAGTTCAACCACGTTGAGAGCGCCAACACCCAGATCATCGGCATGACCCTGGCTGCTGTTCCTACGTTTGCAACGGGCAGCAGGTGGCCGCTGCAGGTCGAGTACAGCACGTCCGCCGGCGGATCGATCATCGGCGGCAGCCCGGGATTCACTGTCACAAACTTCGTCACCGACGATGTCCTTGGAGGGCCCCACCACCTGCGGTGGGACTTGATCGTCGACGGGTCCGATGTGGACTACCACGCCTATCTGGATGGCGTGGAGGTGTTAAGCGCAACCGCGGTCGGCACCAGCCTTGCCGGACTGAAGCATGTGCGGATGTTCAACGACGGCGCGGATGGCTCCACCGGCGCATGGACCGACTTCGGCATCTGGGTTGACGAGACGCCGCCCGATGTTGAGCAGATGGCGGCGGCGGCGACGGCTGGATACGCCGGCGAGCAGGCGCATGAACGCTTCGAGCGGATCATGACCGAGGAAGGCTTGCCGTACGAGTCGACGGCCATCATAAGCGTCGAGGTAGGTCCGCAGCCGATCGGGGACGTGCTGGAAATCTGCCGGGACCTGGAGAACGTCGACCACGGCATCCTGTCCGAACTGACGTCGACGTGGGGCCTCGGCTACCGGGCCTCGTCGCAGCGCTACAACCTGAGCCCGGCCATGACGATCGACCTGTCGACGTATCGCACCAGCGAGGGGACTTCGGCGGGCGTGCTGCGGCCGGTGCGCAACGACCAGCGCATCCGCAACGAGTGGACGATTAGCCGGCCGGGCGGCAGTTCGCGCACGTTCAAAGACGAAGCGCATCAGGCGAAGCGGGGCCGCTACAACGACAGCGCCGAGGTCAACGTAGCGGGCGACGTGCAGCTGCTCGGTGAGGCCAGCTTCCGCGTCCGCGAGGACACAGACGGCAGCCTGCGCTACGCGGCGTTCCCAATCGACCTGGGCGCGAACGCGTCAACCCTGCTGCCCGACTGGCTCGAGATGTCTCTGGGCGACAGGATCGACCGGTCCAACACTCCGTCGCAACACCCGACGGACACGGTCTCGGTGGTCGTCGTCGGTTACACCATGGGAGTCCGCCGTCGCGGCTGGGATCTCGCGCCGGTTGTCGAGCCGTACGAGCCGTGGCGCGTGCAGCAGCTCACCGAGGACCCGCCCGATGACGCCACCCTTGACGGCTGGGCGGTCCCGGACGTCTTCGCGCTGCGGGCTGCGGTCGACGACAACGACACGTCTTGGGTGGCTGACTGCTGGCCGCGGATGACGACCGACGCCGACGACATGCCGTGCCGAATCACGGTGGCTGGCGAGGAGAACGCGATCACTGCGGTCGCGACGACCGCCGCAACCTACGTCGCCGTCGGCGCCGCGGATGCCGACGACAATGCCGCCGTAACACCCGGCGACTACGCCGGCGGCGCGGTCGGTGACTGGATCGTGGTCGAGGCGGGGAGCCGCGACACGACGTCGCCGACGCTGGCGATCACCGACCCGAACTACACCTACGACCTCCTCGGCCATCAGGGCGGCCTGTACGTATGGGCCGCCTTCCGCACCGCCTCTGCTCCGGCGCCGACGGTCACCCCGTCCGGCGGGGCGGCGGGCGACACAGTCCAGGCGCAGGTGTTCGGGCTGCGGGGTATGCCGATCACCGGCTCGCCGTCGGACTGGATCCTCGACTACATCGGCCAGACGAACTCCTCGGCGCAAGACATCGCGTATGGACGTCTCGCGGCTGGTGGCTACGCCGGCAGGGTGATCCTCTTCTTCGGCCGCAAGTCGGACGACTGGACCTCGGCGGCGATCTCCGGGCCGCTTGAGATCACCGAAACGACGTCCACATCCGGCAACGACCAGAGCCTGTACGGCGCGCGACGGATCGACACGACACCAACCGTGGTCGGCGGTTCATCCATCACAGTCACCGGCGGATCGACCGCCGTCTCGGACTCGCTCGTGATCGCTCTGCAGGGCGGATACCAGACCTTCACCGTGACCCGCAGCGTGAACAACGTCGAGAAGTCCCACGCCGTCGGGAGCGCAATCGAGCTTCTCGACCCGATCGTGCCGAGCCTGTAGGAGGGGAGCCGATGCCGCTCACCAACGACACCATCCCCACCTACGCGGTAGAGCCGCTGCGCGCGTCGAAACTGACGCAGGAGCGCGACGCCTTGGAGGAGGTGGCGGGCGCTGGCATCATCGCCCGGCATCGCCGCACCACTACCTCGACGACGACCACGACCGAGGTCGGCGTGGTCCGCCTGGACGATGTCCCGGTCATCGGCGGGCGCCTCTATCACATCTACACGTCAACAATTCAGCTCGCCAGCAGCGTCAACAATGACGGCCTGGCGGCGAACCTGCGCTTCACCGCCGACGGGTCGACGCCAACGACGTCGAGCACTGTCATGACGTCGTTTCGGGACCAGCAGGTCAACGCCACCACCGGTTTCACCGGCGTCATCTCGGTCATCTATGCGCCCGCCTCGGATCTGGCGTTGAGCCTCCTGCTCACCGTCGCACGGCTCACCGGCACCGGCAACGCCCAGATGAGCGGCTCGGCGACGTTCCCGGTCGACCTTGTGATCGAGGACATCGGCATCGACCCGGGCAGCACCGGCACGAACATCTAGGAGGGTGCATGGCTGTCACGTCGCTGGCTGAGATCGCGGTCCGCACCACGCAAGTGTGGGGTGGGCTGCGCACCCGGCCCTACTCCATGGGTGGCACGGTCCCGCGCAACGACTGCTCGTCGTACGTCGCCACCGTCTTGGGTCTGGAAAACCCGCTGGCGTGGTCGACGGTGAACCTGCCGCAGGTGCTGAACCCGATCAGCTTCGACCAGGCAATGCCCGGTGACG